TAAAACTTACTAAAGAAAGTGTTATTCATATAAAATCATTAGTTGAAAAATGTTATCCAGATATTAGAAAAACAATAAATGTACTTTAAGAAATTTGTATAAATAATATTCTTATAGGAAGTAGATTGTCTAAATCAGAAGGATTATGGAAGAAAATATTAGAAAAAATATTACTAAAAGATATTGAAACTATTAGACAACTTCTTAAATCAAATTATATTGATTACACAGAGTTATATAGTTATTTGTTTGAAAATGCTGGTGAGTTTAAAGAACCTGGTGGTGCTATATTATCAATAGGCGAGCATCTGCATAGAAATGCTATATCTGATATAAAAGAAATAAATTTCATGCATATGATAGTAGATATGGTTTATGGTAAAATTATATAATGGTAAAGAAATCATCTACTGGACCTAATTTGTTTACATTTCTAAATCAAATATATTCAAAAGTAGAAAAATATCCGTATGATAAAAAATTAGCACCAGCATATATGTTATCAATGTGGTTGAGTCATGACAGTCGATTAATAAAATATGTTGAAAGAATAAATCACTTACAATTTAAAATACCAGATGAATCCATATATAAGTATTATATGAGTGTTATACCAAAAGGTAAAAGATATATAAAATGGATTAAGAAAACAATTGAAGAAAAACAATTTAAGAAAGATGTATTAAAAATAGTAGAAGAAACGGATTTATCAAAAAGAGAAGCAAAGATGTTGGTAACATTCAAAAAGGAGTTAAAGATAGATGATAAAAACAAATGTGAGCAACCTAAAAGAGTTGTTAAAAAAGGCCACAATAAATTTTTCAATTAATAATGTTCAAATAAAATTTAAGGATAGCAAGGCCAAATCAAGGATGATATCAAGTGATGATGGTAGTATATCTATTATCAATGTAGAGAATAATGTTTTTGATACAAATGATGAAATTGAACTTAATTTTTCAGATCCATCAAGTAATATTATTCCCTTTTTAAACTTATTTGATTCTGATGATGTTGATACTCAAATTTATGAAAATAGAATTGTTTTAAAATATGGTAAACAAAAAACAGTACTCAATTTTTGTTCCCCTACTATTATAAACAAATTTGGATCAGAAACAATAAGAAGTGATGTTGAGTGGTTTTATGAAAAAGAAATTGATGAAGATTTTATGAATCACTTCAAAAAAATAAAAAAAATAGGCACAAGATTTCAAAAAATATATTTTGAAGTAAAAGAAAACAAACTGTTCATTGAAACATCTGATAAAGCTAATGAATTTTCAAATGGTTTAAAATTTAATATTGATGATATAAATCATGACGATATAGTACTATCATTCGATTATAAAGATGTTGTAAATATTATGACTGTAATAGAAAACACTTTTGAAAACTTTTCTATAAAATTTGCATATAGAGAAGAACAAGACTTGGGTATAATGTTTATTAAATCATTGGATGAATCTGAGCAATATTGTTTATTTTCAAGAGAAATATAATTGATTTACATTATTATAAAAGAATGTTATGTTATATTATAATAAAAAATAAAAAAGGAGGCATTAAAAATGACTGAAGAGTATTGGGATGGTGGAAATCCTGTAGTAGAAAATGACATGGGCGGTGATGGAACATATATCACGGTAAATGGTTCAAGAAATTTCTTAGATCCTGGTGTATCATTTAAAGATACTGTTAGATCTTATGCACAAGACGCTGGTATGGGAAAATTTCGTGTTTTTTATAACGGCGATGAGGTAAAACCATCAATGGCACCAGATATTATTTCTGAAAATGATAATATTGAATTACGTCCGTTTGATGTGGCTGGGTAAGGAATTTTGGACAGTTAATACTCTATAGTACTTATGGTACTATAGAGTATAATAATTTATAAGGATATATTAAAATGGAAGAAAAAATAGAGCAATTTAAATCTGTTTTCAATGATTTAGATATGATTGATATTGATAAAATAAAAACCGATGGTATGTCCATGCGTATAGGTAATAAATTGGTTATATTTAAATCAATTGAAGATAATCCTATATCAGTTGAAGATGAAATACGGAATGAACTAAGAGAAAAAATTAATTCTCAGCAAAAATTGATTAGAGATAAAATAAATGCTAAAATTTCAGAAATGGTTGAGTATTTTAATCAGGTGAAACGAGAGTATTTGCGTAAAGAGAATGATTTAAAAAGAACTCTTAGAAATTCCACTGCTATGCCTAATGTTGAGTTTAATCATGCTCAAAGAGGTCTTTCTGTTTTAAAAGGTAGTAATGGTGAAATAATATGGCTGGTTCAGGGTGTTTATTGGCCAAAAACCATAGATGGCAAACCTATTGAGAAGAAATTTTCAAAAAAAATGATATCACCAATTGTTTTTTTAATAAAAACAAATGACAATAAAGTTCATGATGTATCAACAAGACAACCTATTGGTCTTGATTATTTTGATCATTACCATCAATCTCGTCCAGACTGTTGGGGACAATGGAAACATTCTAAAGATTTTAAAACACCAGATGATATAATTAAAATAGCAAGAGATGGTGAGGCTGTTCTAGAGAATATTAATACTAGTTCAATTGCTACAGGTTCACCGAGAGGGTTGCCAAGAAAATCAACGATATTGAAACATATTGTGAAAAATAAAGAAGAAGACGTACTTGGTAGTTTAAATCAACAAATTAGAAGATCTGGAATATCAGTAGATACCGGATCAGATAGTTTAGATGTATGGAGTTCTTAATAGAAAGGAATGAGTAAATGTCTTTTTATGATCGTCAAAGGAAATTAAAAATAAATCAAAATCAATCAATATCTGTTATTGGCTGTGGTGGAATTGGTTTTTGGGTATCAAAGTTTGCTGTTTTATCAGGTATTGAAAATATATCTATATGGGATCCAGATATTTTTGAGGCCCATAATCTTAATAGGATTGATATTCCTCTAAAGTTTATTGGAAAGAATAAAACAGATGTTGTAAGAATGATGGTTGAATCAATAAGGCCTGATTGCACAATACATAGTTTTCCATTTAAGTATTCTGAAATGACATCTGAGAAAACAGATTGGGTTGTTGATTGTACTGATAATATAGAATCACAAATTACAAATCAAAAGATTGCTGATAACATTGGTGCGAGATATGTCAAATCAGGATATAATGGTGAACATATTTCTATAAATGACAGAGTGGCCGAGTGGGGAGAAGCGGAAGATGGTTATACAGAAATTTCTTCATGGGTTGTTCCAGCTAGTATTATAGCCGCTCTTACAGTTGGTAAAATAATGAAATATTATGATAAAGAAATAAGTACTAATATTGTTGATTTATATATATAAAGGAATATTTTAAATGTCAAAGAAAAAAAGAGATAAAAGGAAAAGGAAAAATAAAATGCATGTTAATAATCAAAGTAAGATTAATAAGATTGTTGCTACTGAGCCAGATTATTGGGAAACAGAAGTAGAATGTATATCAAATTGTGATAAAGCACCTGAGAATATTTGTGTATGGATTCATCCATTAGTAAAGGAAAAAATTGAAGCTCTTATGGAAGAATATACAAATATTGAATGGTTAGCATATCTTCTTGGTGAATTTGGTGAGAAAATTGAGGTATCTGATATTTTTATTCCAGATCAAGAAATAAGTGCTGGAAGTGTTGATAATATTGTATGTAAAGAATTTAATAATTTATCAATAATTGGTGTTATACATTCTCATCATACAATGGGCAACTCATTTTCACATACAGATGATACATATATAAATCAAAATCATAATATATCACTTTGTATTTCAAAAGATGGAATAAATGGTCATGTAAGATGGGAAACCCCATGTGGATCTTATAAAATTGTTAATAGTATTGTGAAAATAAAAACCAAATCTGTTTTGAATAAAGATGTTTTTATAAAAGCAGCTAAAGAAAAAATCAAAAGAAAAACATTTCAAAAGGTTCAAACAAATGTTTTTTATGGTGGATATCCTGGTGGTTATGATGGGCATAGTCCCCCAGGTGCTTTTGTAAACAAACATGCTATATATAAAAAATCATCACATAATTTAAATAATATATTAACAGAAAGCGATGTTGAGGAACTTGAAAACGAAATTGAAGAAATAAACTTTTCTAAAGAAAAAACAATAGAAGAAGAAATAGATTTAATGAATGAAATGGAGCAAATCAGTACAGATTTTGATGGACCGGAAGAGAACTTTATATAATACAATACATATAGGTGATGCATCACTGCAAGGCAAAAGAGAAATATAGTAAATTATATTTCTCTTTTTTATGCCTAAACTATATAAATAATATCAGAAATATATAGCGGAGGTATATAATGAAAGAAACGTTTAGATTGTTTTGTAAAAAAGTTCTTGAAAATTTAGCATCAGTAAAGGTTTGGTTTTTTCTTTTACCATTTCTTGCATCAACAGGTATTTTTGTATATATCTGTAGTGCTCAATTTGGGTTTATGACTACTGCAATAAAAATAATAGCTGCCAATCCAGAATTGACAACTGCTATAATGGGTCAAATAAAAATTATAACAGATACATTTTTAGCATGGTGTACATTTAATATAACATTAACTGGTTCAATTATGGCTGTTCGTGAAGTTTATAAAGTTCGTAAACTAAAAGAAATAAATGAAGCAAAAGATGATGAAAAAACAAAATCTATTGAAAATGTAAATGTATAAAAGGAGATATTAAAATGGATATATCAAGTATTGCAGTACTAGGTTTAGGTGGTGCTGGTTTAATCAGTCTTTTAATTTTAATGTTAACAAAGTTTTTTGGTAGAAGTAATAAAGAAAAAATTTTGGATATCTTTAAAGGCAAAATCATTAAGAAAACAGAATTGGGTAAAATAGAGGTGGCAACTAAAGAGCAAGAAATAATATTGAAACAAATTAAAGCATCCGAGGTTTCTTCTGAGAAAACAAAAGAAAAGGTAAACATAATACTTAAAAATGCTTCAAAAGATATTCAAGTAATTTTAAGAAATGAAGAACTCTCTGATATAGAAAAACAAATGAATGATGATTGGGATCATATATGAAATTAAAAATAGTATACATGATACTCTTTTTAGTTTTACTTGTTTCTTGTGCCCCAAAAGCGTTCACACCATATAAACCACCAGATCTTAAATTAAATGAAACACCACCTTATAGTATAAAGAAGGATTTAGATAATTTACAAAGTCCAGATAAATTAGTTCCCATATATATAAAGAAAACAGATGATGAATTGAGTTATATAGTTGTTGGTAGTATAGAAGAAGGCACTCATATATTATTGGCACCAAAAGAATATGCTAAAGTTGGTGCTATAGTTAAATTAACCAGAACTTATAAAGAAATAGTATTAGTTAATGAAACTATAATAAATACTTATATAGATGAAATAAATGCTCTAAAAGAATTAAGTGCTCTTGAAAGAGAAAAGGTTATATCATATAGAGAGTTATGGGTTAATTCAGAAAATATGTATAGAGCTGAAAAATATGAACACAAAACAGATAATATGATTAATAGAAGTGGTATGTATATAATTTCAATAGGATCAATATTATTATTACTTTTATTACTATAAAGAGGTAGAGAGGAATTATGAAAGAACTATATAAAAAATATTTAAATGAAGGAGTTGTAATGAATACATTAGAATTTGATGCAACTCTAGAAAGTATGGCAGATTATTTATTTATGTGGACACAAGCGGCAAAATCTAGACATCCAGAATATAAAAAGGAAATATCAAAAATAGAAAGAGAATGGAGACTTCTTGAAACAAAAATGAATAAATTAGGTGAAAAAATGACAAATCTTTCCTACCAAGCTGGGGAAAAATCATGAGACTAAATAGATTTTTAAATGAAGAAGATATAATACAAAAAGGATTAGATACTAATGAGCCAGAAGTAAATAAAAAGTATTCTGATAGAGTTATCAAAAGTAATAAAAAAACGATAAATAAAGCTATTTCTAAATTAGGCAAACCTAGTAATGATGCTGATGAGGCTATATTATCTGATCTTGAAGATAAACTTGATAAATGGGAAAACGTCAAAAAAGAAACCAAACCAGCTGGACCATTTACAGAAAAAGAACCAGAAGAGAAAGATCCTCCAGAAGAACCAGAAGAGAAAGATCCTCCAGAAGAACCAGAAGAGAAAGATCCTCCAGAAGAACCAGAAGAGAAAGAGCCAAAAGAGGATGAAGAAGATGATGAAGAGAAGAAAGAGGAGAAAAAATGAAATTCTTTGAGAAGGTAATGATAGATGAGTTAGACGAAGCCCCACTTGCCTCAAAGGGTTGGACCCAGAAATCTATTGAAAAATTTGGTAAGACTATTGGTAAAGATCCCACAGAGCATGGTTTCTTTGATGCCTGTGTATCAAGAATGGAGAGCAAAGAAGGATTTGATAAAGATAAAGCAAAAGGATTTTGCGCGGCCATCAAAGATAAGGCATACGAAAGCCCTATGTGGCGTGGTAAGGGTAAGACCAAAAAAGAAATTAAAACCGATACATCTAAAAAAAGGTATAAAAAATGAAATTCAATGAATATTTAAAAGAAAATAAAATTATAGTAGTATCTTTTACTAAAAAAGATGATCCAAAATTTGCTAAAGTTTTGAAGAAAAATAAAGCAACTGTTACGGATTGGTATGATAGAGATTATGGCTTGAAGTTGGATATCAGTATTCCATCTAATAAAATAAAGTCATTTGCATTAGATATAGAAAAAATGAAAGATTATAAGATTGAGGAATAAAATGACTAGACTACAAAACTATATAACAGAAGTGACAAGAATTACATTAAAGGCTCCAATCAAAAAGAAAATAAATAAAGAGCTTATAAATCTTACTACTCCTAAACATAAAACTCAATATTTTAGAGAAATACCACTACAGGATATCTTTGATATTTTAAAGAAGTATAGTGTTATATCATTACAAGAAGATAATACCCCTTGGAGTGGGTTTTTAACAGGAAGATCAGCTCAAACATATTTTAATATAGCTCCCATTGATTCTGAATATAAAAACAATGGATATTCAATGTATACACCATATACAAATGCCAAGCTAGCTCTATCTTGGTATAAAATGGAATCAGGAAACTATGAGATTACAACATATATAACATAAAATAAAAATGGAGTAGAAGATAAAAAATGGGCAAAATAGAAAAATACTTAAATGAAAAGAGCATTAGAAGCAAACATCTTGATAGACTAGGAGTAAATGTTTTAAAACCTAGAATTGATGATGTGATATACGAACTCGATGATATATCATATGATATGAATTTAAGCACAAATGCTAAATCATACACAAAAAAATTTAATAAAATTATATCCGATCTTAAAAAATTCCATAAAAACTTCAAAGAAAAATATCCAAAACCATATGATAATAGTGTGATTCCAAAATGACTAGACTACAAGATTATATAATAGAAGGTATAAACGACAAAGGCATTTTTAAAGCTTGCTTCATGTGTGGATCAGCGGGTGCTGGTAAATCATATACCTTATCAAAAGTTAAATCTGGATCTATCGAGCCTCGTATAGTTAATACTGATAAATCTTTTCCACTCTTTAAAAAATGGTGGAATACTGATTGGGGTAAAATAAGAGTAAAAGTTAAAACAATAAATAAGAACCAGCTTACTATGTATATAAACTCTATGTTACCACTAGCCGTTGATGGCACGGCCGGTAAGACATCAACTATTCTAAAGCGAATAGGAATACTTGAATATTTTGGATATGATGTTGCTATGATATTTATCAATACATCATTAGAAACAGCAATAGAAAGAGCATCTAAAAGAGAAAGAAAAGTTGACATGGATTTTGTCAGGCAAATTCATAAAGAAGTCAATGTAGCTAAAAACTTTTATAGAGGAAAGTTTTCAACATGGATGGAAGTAAACAATGATGAAGGAATGCTCACAGACAAGGTTATAGTTGATGCGTTTAAATTTATGAACAACTTTTATAACGCACCAATACAAAATCCTGTTGGTATAGATCATAAAAAAACACTCATAGAAACTGGTGAAAAATACTTATCTCCAACTATTTTATCTATGGAAAAAATTAATAAAGGTATTGATGCTTGGTATGCTGTATAATATATTTAAGTGCTTAAAATGTGGACATCAATGGAAACAAAGAAGTGGACAATCACAATGTCCTAAGTGTGATCATTTATATGTAAAATGGTTGAACTACGAAGAGCAAAGAAAAAAGTGGAGAGTAGAGGAAGGATGGAAAATGTATTGGTAACAGGTGGTGCTGGTTATATAGGATCACATGTTGTAAGAATATTAGTAGAAAATAATTATAATGTTATTGTTTTGGATGATTTATCAACTGGAAATATAAAACTACTATCACATAAAACAAAAAATATAATAGGTAATTTTGGTGATGAAGATTTATTAAAAGATATATTCAAGAAGTATAATATTGAACTTGTTATGCATTTTGCTGCATTTTCAATAGTATCAGAATCCAATAAAAATCCAATAAAATACTATAAAAACAATGTTTCAAATACAATTAGAATGTTATGTGTTATGATAGAAAATGGTGTGAAGAATTTTATTTTTTCTTCATCAGCTTCTGTATATGGTGACACAAAAAAAATACCAATAAAAGAAGATTATTCCTGTGTTATAAATAATATTTATGGTATAACAAAACGCACAATTGAAAAGGTTTTAAAAGATTTAAAACCTATAAGATCGGTTAGTTTAAGATATTTTAATGCAGCAGGTGCTGGTAAAAATATTGGAGAATTACATTTTCCAGAAACACATTTAATACCATCATTATTAAAATCCAAAACTTTTAAGTTATGTGGTGTAAATTATAATACACCAGATGGGACAGCAATTCGAGATTATGTTCATGTCAATGATATAGCAAATGCTCATATTCTTTCAATTAAAGCTTTAAAGAATGGATACTCAATATATAATATAGGAAATAACAAAGGATATTCTGTAAAAGAGATAATAGATAAAGTTAAAGAAATAACTGATAAAGATATTGAAATAATTGAAATAAATAGAAGAAGTGGTGATCCAGAAATTCTTATAGCAGATTCAACTAAAATTAGAAATGAACTCGGATGGAAACCAGAACAAAGTGATATAGAAACCATAATTAAAACAGCATGGGAATGGCATAAAAATGAGATTTAAACAATATATAGATGAGTCTATGGAAATTAAGGAAGTTGGTAATCTTATAAAACCTAAAATAAAACCTTTATATGACTTCTTAAAAAAACATAATTGGATAGTCAGTGATAAACAACTTATAGATCAATTGAACAAAATTTTTAAAAGCAATGATATTGATTATATGTTTAAGTTAACCACAGATAAAGGAAAAATATATAGAAATATTGCTGGCGGCGGCTTAAGTATATTAAAAGGTAATGTAGGATTAGAAATTGAATTAGTAAAGGGTGTTTCTGATTTTTTTAAAAGATTTGCTAAAGGTAATAAAGATAAGATTTTTCTTGATATAAGAAAGAATCAATTTTTCTCAGATCTTTTAAGTATGATGTCTCATGAATTTAGACATATTGGACAGCTTGTGTCGTCTAAGTTTAAAACAAAACTTATAAATCCTGAAGATGCTACGGTTGGTGAATATTTTGGATCTGATGCTGAAATAGATGCATTTGCATTTCAAGCTGCAATAGAATTTTTAAAATATGATAAACATGGTGGTGTGTATAAAACATATAGTAAAATTTTTGATATTAATGATAAACCATACAAGAAGTTCTTGAAAAGACTTGAATCATATAAATCTAAACTAAAGAAAATGAAATTGGATAAAATATTTTAATGAAACTAAATTCATATCTAATAGAATCTAATAAATCAGATGAAGAGAAATTTGAAGATTTCGTTCTCAGTGTTAAAAGAGATTGTAAGCCTTGGATTAATGCTGTTTCTAAGTGTGAGAGAAAGACTTTAGTCAGAGGATATCATCCAAAAAATGATATAGAATTAATAACAACAAGGAAAGACAGAAGACCCAGAGATACAGATAAACCATTACACAAATCAGTTAACAAAGAATTTAAGAAAACATTTGGTTGGAAAGTTAGAAGTGAAGGAGTGTTTACCTTTGGTGGTAAAATAGTTGGTGGGTATGGTATAAGTTCAGGTATTGTTTTTCCTGTTGGAAAATTTGAATTTGTATGGTCAAAAGAGATAGAAGATTTTTTTATGTTTACAAGCCAGAAGATTGGTCAGTATAAACCACCTGGTGTAAAAAATTCAAAAGAAGAACAAGAATATAGAGAAAAGTGGTCAAGAAATGTTGTCAAAAAATATAGTGATAAAGATTTATGTAAAGCATTAAATTCAACTTCTGAAATTGTGATAAGATGTGATAAGTATTGGATAATTAGGAAAAAATTTCTTCTTTCTATACATGGCCAGAATAGTGATATAATGGCTAGTAAAATGGTGGATGATTTTATAGAGAACACATTATTATGAGACTAAGTAATTATATAACAGAAGAAGGTAAACAAAAAGAACTTATATTACTTATAGGTCTTCCAGCTTCCGGCAAATCAACATATATATCAAAGCTTAAAGGCAAATTTATTATTATATCTAATGATCTGTATGTAGAAAAGATAGCAAAAAAAATGAAACTAACATATACAGAATCTTTTGATAAAATAGGCAGAGATGATACATTAAATAATACAAGAAAAGAATTTGATAAAGCAATTAAAAAAAATATAAATATTATTATTGATAACACTAATATGAATAAAAAAGAAAGAAGTTATTTTGTGGACAATATTCCAGAGGACTATAAGAAAATAGCTATTATATTTAAAACTAGTGATTCTGAATTAAAAAAGAGATTAGATAAACGTGGCAAAGAAACTGGTAAAACAATACCAGATGAAGTAATAAAAAACATGAAAACAAAATATGAGCCACCATCCAGAAAGGAAGGTTTTGATGAGATTAAAACAATATCTTAGTTTATTAATTTGTTTTATTTTATTATTCTGTAGTATATCACATGCTGAATGTATAGGATCTAATTATTCAGAAGCATATCCTGGTGAATTATTTCAATTTTGTTGGGAAAAAAATCATCCGAATGATATGGTAGTTGGATATCGTTCATATAAATCAACAACTAGTGGAAATTATGTATTTGGACAAGAAAACGCTTTCGCAGAATATGATGATGTTGATATATCATCACATCATTCACTTTCTAATATAGGAACACATTATTTCGTGTTAACAGCATTTGATAATTATGGACATGAATCTGATAAATCTAATGAGGTTACTATTACAATAACCGAACCACAAGAAACATCACCAAAAAATCTTACTATAATTGCTTTCAATAAAACATCTGAAAATGTTTTATATAAAAATACAATTGATTCAACCTATATTGATCAAAAAGATATAATTGAATATAATGAGATAGAAAAATGAAAAAAATAATACTATATATTATTACTATTTTAATTATTTTTTCATCAATATCTTATGCACAACAACTACCTTTAAAAGATGTATGTATATACCCAATATATACATCACAATTTTTTGGTATAAGTTGGACTTATGATCCACCTGGTGCTTGGATGTATGAAGTATATGCTGTTCATTATGTAACAAATGAAATAATAGATATTTTATCAACACCAGATAAATCAGCAGAAATAAAAATAGACAAAAGTGGAATATGGGAATTAAAAGTTAGAGCAGTAAACGGAACAACCTCACCATATGCATCGACATTAAATGAGGATACGTGTATAATAGATGGATTACCTCAAAAGTGGGTTATATATACTTCACCAGCTCCACCAGGCGATCCAATATTTGATTAAAAGGAGAAAATAAAAATGAGCAAATTAGTATCAAAAAATTTAAAACCACCTGTAAGTACTTCAATAGATGTTGTAAATTATAAAATGTATGTTGAAGAATCACCAACAAACGTAACATATGACTCACCTAGTATTGATTTAGGAAATAGTCCTGTTGATGGATATATCGAAGCAGATTTATCTACATTTGGAACAATGTTTCCAGATGATACGAACTATAACTTAGGTTTTACTTCTGTTGATGATATAGGAAATGAATCTGATTTTGTTAATGCGTTAGATGTCCCTTTAGACTTCGAAGCCCCAAGCCCCCCAGGGACTCCGATTATAGTGGGATAACAGGGTTTTTTAGGCAAATATTAGACTGGTTCAAATCGTTATTTGGATAATGGAGGAGTGTTTGTAATGAAACTATCAAAATATTTAACAGAAGAAAAATATGATAATGGGAATAAAAATAAAATGAGATTGGTAGATTATTTAATTGTCTATGAAGATATGAAGATATACTTAGATGATAAAAGAAAAACACCTGTTGGATATGTAGGTGTTAAAACTCCTAAACAGGCCATAAATATGCTAAAAAAGTATGATGTTAAAGAAATAAGTCTTGATCATGATTTGGGTGATGATGAAAAAATTGGCACTGGAAATGATGTATTATTATGGATAGAAAAACAAGTATTTACTAATAAAAAATTTAAATGCCCTGAAATAAAAATACACACAGCTAATCCATCTGCTAGAAAGAAAATGGAGTTGGGTTTAAGATCTATTAAGAGGAAACTTAAATGAAATTAAAACAATATTTAGAAGCAGGAGAGGCTGATAAAAAGAAATTTACAGAAAAGGACGCAGATCCTAAAGAACTTAAATTAGGTATTAAAATAGAATTAGAGCATACAAATAAAAAAGAAATAGCTAAAGAAATAGCATTAGATCATTTATCTGAAATACCTGATTATATTATTATACAAGATTGGTAAAAATGGAAAAGAAAGCAGGCGTGGATCATTGAGACTAACTAATTATATAAGAGAAAAATCAGAAGAGTATAAAATCTATTGTGATCTAGATGGTGTACTAGTTGATTTTATTAGAGGCATAAAAGATAAAATTGATTCAAATGTAGATGATTGGAGTGGGTGGAAGTTAAAGAAAAACATGACTAACAATGGTGTTTGGGATGAAGTTAAAAAAATAGGTGAATCATATTGGTCTGAACTAGAATGGACTAATGATGGAAAACAATTATGGAACTATATAAAAAAATATGATCCTATAATTCTAACAGCTAGACCAAAAACAGTTCATTCTGCAATAGAAGGCAAAGAGAAATGGATAAATAAACATCTTGGATCTGGATTCGTTAGAACATCTCTTGTAGTATTAGGTATTCAAAAACAAGATCATGCTGATGGAAATTCAGTACTTATAGATGATAATAAAAGAAATATAAGACAATGGAAATCAAAGGGTGGTATAGGTATATTACATAAGAATACAAGTGATACTATAAAACAATTGAGGAAGTTGGAAATATGAGACTAACACATTATATAAAAGAAGACATTGATAAGTTTTTTATTCGTTTAGGCTCGATGTCTGGACAAAAACAAACTCATAGAGATAATAATCAAGCACCAGCTAGAAAGGGTATATGGTTGTTACCTGTCCAAGCTAAAAAATATGAATTATCTTTTCTAGGTGGATATGTTGGTGGTAAAGAAAAACATAGACTTAGAATAAAGGACAATGACTTTAAAAAAGAATATGGTATGAGCCAAGAAGAATTCAATAAATTGCCATTTGATCAAATGGAAAGATTAGATAATAAAGTAATAAATAGAAAGTTTAAAAAACTATACAAGACAATTAAACTTAAAAATACAGATATGGTATGGACGCATATGGGTAAAGGAACACCGCGTCAAGATTTTGGTAATGGATGGCCTTGGTATAAAGTTAGTGTAAATGAATACTGGAAATTATTTAAGAAAACATTTGGTAGTGAATTAAAACAAGGATTTGGATTTGATGGGCAATGGGCTGAAATATTCTGGGAAACCACATGAGACTAACACAATATATAAAAGAAGCTAAAGAAATGTTAAAACAATGGAAAAAATATATATCCACTAATAAAGAACTTGCTGCTGGTGTTGATGTTTTGAACAAAATCAATAAAGCCAAATACAAAGCTTACATAGTTGGTGGATCTGTAAGAGATATTGTTCTTGGTGATTTAAAGCCACATGATATAGATATTGCCACGAATATGCCTATGGATGAGATTTCTAAATTATGGAGATCATTTGATGTTGGTAAATCAAGAGATTTCGGAATTGTTGTTATAAAACATAAAGGATTTGATTTTGAGATCGCGCAGTTTCGCAACGATGGTAAGTATAGTGATGGTCGTAGGCCAGAATCAATTACTATAACAGGATCATTTGAAGATGATGCCGGTCGCCGTGATTTTACTATAAACGCTATGGGTATTAATGCCAAAGGAGAGATCATAGATTACTTCGATGGTAAAAAAGATATAAAGAATAGAGTTCTTAAAACTGTTGGTAATCCTTATGAACGTTTTGGTGAAGATTATTTAAGAATGTTGAGAGCACCAAGATTCGCAGCGAAACTTGGATTTGATATAGATAAAGATACTACAAAGGCCATACAAAAACTTTCACCTAATATTCAGGATTTATCAGCAGAGCGTTTGAGAGAAGAGCTGATTAAAGCAGCTAGTCAATCTGGTGATAAGTTTGCCAAGTATATTCAAATACTTGCTGACTTAAAACTACTTAGATTTATACTTCCAGAAGTAATGAATCTTAAATGGTATAGAGAAAATTTGGTTCATCATCCTGAAACAAGAGGAGAAGGTGGAACCGTATATGCCCATGTAATGAAAGCTTTATCAGCAAGCAAAACAAAAAACCCAATCAAAAACATTGCAATCCTACTTCATGACGTTGGTAAAGGAGTAACTCTTTCACATAAGAATGGGCTGCCTCGTTATCTTGGTCATGCTAGAAAGAGTATAGAGCTAGTAAACCAAATAGCTGATAGACTTAAAATGAGTAATAAAGAAAGAAATGCTATTATATTTGCTGTTGGTGCCCATATGAAATTTCATGATATTTTGAAAATGAAACCATCTAAAATTGCTAAACTTGTTAGTGATGATGATTGGGATGTATTGGTTGCCGTTGGTCGAGCGGATGAATATTCAAGAGGCGAAGCATTTATGTACAAGGGTGAGTTTGAAAAAATCGTTGATAAGGCCATTAAGATCAAAGAGAAATTCGGCATGAAAGTCGTCAATAAACAGCTTAAAATTGTTGATGGTGATAGGGTTATGGAAATATTAGGAATCGGACCAGGACCAAAAGTTGGTGAAATTATTAGAAAGGTTACTGAGAAAATTATGGATGACAATATTGATGTTGATGACAAAGAAACGATTGATAACTTAATTAGAAAATACGGAGCGTAACAAAATGAGATTTCAAGAATATTTAATAGAGGGTGGAAACTATAATCTTAATGTTGCAAATATACCGTTAGATAAAGCAAGGGCATATGCCGAAAAAACATTTGGAAGTGTAGAAGTACTAAATGAATCAATTCCAGATTTTGATAAGAACTACATGATTCTTCAAAAATTATATAAGAATGAATCATTGGATATACCAAGAATACAAATGCCTGTTATAGAACCAAATGATATGAAGACATTTGATAAGAGATTGGAAAAAGGAGAAATAGATATATTCAAACCTTACGCATTAGGTAAAGAATTATTTCCAACTGATCTCAATAAGAAGGAAGGTAAGAAGTGGGTGAAGTTAGGTCAAAAAGATGGTAATCCAGAAGATGATAAGATTCTTGCTAAATGGACTACTATATCCGGAAAGAAATTAAAGCCTTTACAGGGTCAAGTATGGCTAGAGAAGTTAGTAGGTAATATTAAAAAATTTGGCGCTCCCAAATCTGGTTCCCCTGTTTTAAGAACTACTGTAATAGTATCTAAAGAAAAATATATATTAGATGGGCATCATAGACATGGACAAGTAATGCTGACAGATCCAAATTTGAAAATGCAAGCATTGTTCATTCCATTAGATATTAAGACATTGCTTAAAATGGGTAGATCATATGGAGCAGCAATAGGGAACAAACCTAAAGCATAAGAACGTTGATGGTTTAATTAAAAAATATGGGAGTATATAAAATGGCTAAAATAGAAAAATATTTAAATGAGAAAAATGTAGTTGGTATGGATATGGATTCAATGGTTTATGGTAAGAAAGAATCAGCAGTAGAAAGATATAAAAAGAATGAGAAAGAAATAGAAAAGCTTTTAAAATCAATTACTACAAAGTTAAAGAAACATAAGAAAGGTTTCTCTAAGAAACCCTTGGATTGGGGATATGTTGGTGATCTTGGATATGTTATGGAAAAACTAGAAGATATAAATGATCATTTTAGATCATGAAAATTCAACAATATATAACTGAAAAAGAAAAAGATGAACTTAAACTATATGGTATTATAAATGTTATAGAAAAATATTGTATGCCTTTTATAAAACATATGAAGAGAGTTGGTTTAGATGATTGGTTTTATAGAGGATCTAGAACTAGACTTGATGATAAAAAACTGGTGAAAATTAAGCCACGAAAAGATAGACGTACAGTGGATATGGATGAAGAAATGCAAGAATATCTTGATGATCAATTCTATAATGAATTTGGATGGCGGCCGCGTAGCGAAGGCGTGTTTGCAACATCAAGGAAAAGTAGTGCAAAAAATTATGGCCAAATAGGAATATTTCTACCAATAGGAAAGAAGTATAAATTTGTTTATAATCCACGTATAGATGATTTATTTGGTGAAATAGATGATAATATAGGGAGTATACCAGATAGAGAAATTATTAGGGACGATTTTTTAAATGATGGTAGCATAGAGAATGAATGGGAATGGGAATTTGGTGAGGACACTGCTGGCGGCTCATGGTATTATGATAATGATGATACAATGGAATCACAATTGGATGATGCAAAAAATCAGATTATACGTAATGTGATTGATGATGGTGATGCTGAAGACGAAGACGAAGCAGATCTTATGGTCGATGATTCTTTATTTGAATGGATGCCAGAAATAACTTTTAGTGAATATATTGATGAAAAAACAGAAAATAGGTATGATGAAATAACCAGCAATCTTGATTATTATATTAATGGTTACACTGATAAAAATTTAAGAAAGGCACATTCATCAAAAGTTGAAGTAACCTTTAAATGTAAAGAATATTTTCTAATAGATGCTGCGCCTGATAATATATTAACTAATCATTTTTTACTTGGTAGTCCAATGAAACCAGATTTCAGCCAAAAGAAATTAGACTTTGAAAAAGATCATATGTTCAAATTTGTCACTATTTCAGAATAAGTTGTGAGAAATCAAAATCAACACCCTCTTTCAGATCATATTCATTTATACTGAATTTTTCACTATCGTAAAATCTATATCTCACAACCCCATGTTTTTCAAGATATTTAACATGGTCATATATATCAAATATATGTGCTCCATGTTTTTTATTTTCATGTATTCGCAAATTTCTGCCTATTGATTGTAATATTCTTATTTTAGCTTTGAATGGGGAAGCAAGTATAGTATACTTTAAATTTGGAATATTAATACCTTGAGCAAATATACCATACGTTGCAATTAAAGCAATATCGTTTCTATCCATCATTTCAGCTCGCCACTTTTCTCTATCTTCTACACTATCTCGTCCAGAAAGAAACACAACTTCTTTGTTTATATTTTTTTCTTTTAATTCATCAAGTAAGAAATCGCCTTCCTTTTCCACTTTACCAACTAGAACCAAAACGTTATGATCAAGCCTATTAATAAGATCACTAACAATATTAATTCTTGATCTATTAGTGAATATAATATCTTTAACTTCATCATAAGTTCCATCAATATTTTCATCTTTATATTCAACTCCTAATATATGTACATTACATTTACTTATAAAACCCTTTTCTGCTAGAAAACCAGATGAATATTCTTTTAACACAGGGCCTAAATATGATTTAACATTCCAATTATCAAGCTCACTAGAATGAAGAGTGCCTGTGAACCCCAATCTATAGTTAGCTTTTACAGCTTTAACTAATATTTTTTTAAGCTCATGTGATTTAGCTTGATGCACCTCATCACTTATTATACAATCATAGTTTGGTAATTTGTCATGATTATTCATTAGTGATTGCCATGTAGATATAGTAATAGGTGTATCCCATTCTTTTTTCTTTGAATATACTCTACCTATTAGTTTTTCATCCATTCCATATTCTATCATATCATTATAAAATTGCTCTACTAGGCTTACAGTCGGGACGAATAGTAATACTCTATCAACATTTGTGATATTTTTATTCTCTAGTAAAGTCTTTATTATATATGATATTACTAGTGATTTACCTGAGGCTGTTGCTGATCTAATAATACCCTTTGTTCTATCCAAACATATTCTTATACTTTCTTTTTGATAGAATCTTGGTTTTAATGACAGATTATTCTTAACTTTAAGTGATGGGCCTTTGAAAAATACTTTAACATCATCATCTATAGATAAATGAAAACGTGAGAAATGTTTTTTATGAAATTTTATTAGATCAACTAGTAAACCATATGGTAGAGTGTTGTGAAAATTTGTAATCATACATGTTTTTCCTGACCATGAGCCGCTGCGGTATTGTGGCATATACTGAAATCCTTCTACATATTGAGTAAACAACTCTTTCATACCAGAAATGTACTCTTTACTCTCTGTATTGATTTTGATTTGCATTTGATTGTGATTTGATATTCTTACATTATTCATTTATACTCCACTTCTCAAATTGTCTGAAAATGTTTTCATTCGCCAACCAACTTGCTCGAATCCTTTATAGCAAAGTTCAAAGAACTTTACTCTTATTTTTTGTCTCGACATTATTTTCTTAAATTGTAATACTTTTGAATCCGAAGGTAGACAGTATTTTTCGATCTCAACCTTTGTCCACGCATGATCATCATCAAATCTATAGTATTTATATCTTAAACCTAGAAGTTTTTCATACAAATCATCTAACTTTTCCATTTTGGATTTTTCTAGATAATAGTGTTCTCTATACTTAACGATCATAAAGGAATTTTCTTTGAGCCGATCCATTATGTTTATTTCAGAAAACTTCACCATTTCATCTATAGGATGTTCTAGCTTTAGCTCTTCTATTATTTTACTCTCTTCTTTAGACTGGTCAACTAATTCTTGTTTTTCTAGTTCTTCCATATAAATCTCTCCTATTTTATTTATGATATAACAATCAACAATAAAAGTAAACACATTTACTTTTTTATCTAATTATAGTATAATAATATTTAATATGGGTATAATAGATAAGATAATTATTGAGGAAGTTATAAAATCTAACAGAGTGCTATGTCCAAATTGTGGCGTAAATCTATCTAATGATTGTGGATATAGCTTGTTTGATTATGATAATGAATTTAGTTGTGAGGCACCGGAAGAAATAGAAGAAGAATGTGATAATTGTAAACATATATGGTGTAACGAGTGTAAAGAAAAAGAAAGAATATTTATGATTTTACAAGAAGAGGATTTTATAATATAAAGGAGAATAAAATGACCGAATTAGAAGAAATTAAATACGAAACAATTTGGAATCCACAACCGGATATTACAGCATATGAACTTGCTCAATGTATGCTCTATATCATGTCTAGGTTACATGATATTGATACATGGGATAAACTTGATAAATCAATTACAAGGCATTTCGATGTAACTATATTTAATTATGGTGATATGATTAGAGAACAAGCAGAAAAAGCAAAAGCGATATTTGCAGAATTAGAAGAAGATTTTGGTGAGGAATAATATGGAAGAAAGGATGAATTCAGATTTTTTAGAAAAATTAATAGTAAAGGGAATGTTAAGTAATAAAAAATATATAGCAGTTGTCTCTTCTGTATTTGAATAAGATTATTTTGATGACTCTTCTATATCAAATATATTTGAGTTTGTTAAAGATTACTTTATGGAGTATAAGGATATTCCACAAAAGGATATAATAATAAATTCATTTGAAGATAATAAAGATGATATTATTGAATCACTATCAGATGTTGAACTAATAGATTATGATATAGTAAGAAATTATGATCATTTACTAACACAAACAAATAGTTATTTAAAAGAAAAGGCAATAAAGAAGGCCATTATATCATCTGTTGATAAGGTTGATGATCCTGATAAAAGAGCAGAAATACAAAAGGATATAGAGAATGCTTTAAGTAAAGACATAAAAGTTGATCTAGGTCTAAATTATTTTGGTGATTTGGGAAAACGTCTAAGAGAAATATTTAATGCTGTTGATACAAGAATACCAACATATTTTGCACAACTAGATGAATTTATAAATGGTGGATTTACGCCATTTACTCTATCTATATTTGCTGCTAAAATTCATGGTTTTAAATCTAATTTTCTTGCTAACATTGCAGCAAGACAGGTTAAAAATGGTTATAATGTGGCTCTTATGACATTAGAAATGGCAGAAGTAGCATTTGCTCAGCGATTTGATGCTATATATACATTACTTGATATCAATAAAATGTATAATGTTCCTGATGTAAAACAGAAACTCATTACTGCTTTAAGAGAATTAAAAAACGATACGAATAGAGGTGATCTATATATTAAACAATTTCCAACAGGTGAGGCATCAGTGTTGGACTTTAAAATATATTTAAGAGAACTATTGATGCGTGGTATTAAAATAGATATTATATATGCTGATTATATTAACCTTATGAAAACAGCATATAAGGTTGAAAATAATATGTATTCCACTGTTAAAAGAATATCAGAAGAACTCAGAGCACTTTCTTTTGAATTTGAAGTGCCTGTTGTATCTGTTAGTCAATTAAATAGAGAAGGATCATTTGTTGGATTTGAAGAAATTAATTTTAACTATATTGCGGAATCAATAGGTCTTCCAGCTACAGCGGATTTTATGTGTATCATGGGTGTTGATGAAGATAATATGATTTATCAAAATGAGCTTAGTTGTAAAATTGTAAAAAATAGGCTTGGTGGAAGAGTTGGTGAATCATTAAAACTATATTATGATGCTAGAAGTTTAAAAATGTATGATGAAACAGAAATGGAACAATGGATACAAGATAGATCAATATCTGGTGATGAAAGAGAAGCAGCACAAATACAAAGAAGACAACAAGGGGGTCGAAGTAGGAGATAATGAATATATTAGTTAAAAAATTACATAGGCTTGCTAAAATACCAAAGTATGTATATACTGGTGATGTTGGTTTTGATTTATCATCTATACTTGATTATAGAATATCTTATGATCAGATAGTGATGGTAAGAACAGGAATTGCTATTAAAATACCATCATATCATGAAATGACAGTAAGACAAAGAAGTGGTTTATCAAGAAAATATCCTAACTATATAGCAATAGGTATAGGAACAATAGACACATCATATATTGGTGAAATAATGATACCAATAGTTAATAACAACAAGCATGAAGATTTTATAATAAAAATTGGTGATCGTGTAGCTCAAGGTGTTATATCACCTGTATTTGTGTCTAAAATAATTGAAGTAGATGAACTTGAATCAACTGAAAGAGGATCACAAGGATTTGGATCTACAGGATTATAAAATATGCTAGATGATAAAGAAATAAGAATGCTAGAATTATTAGATGATATGATTTTAAATTGTAAAAAGTGTGATCTATATACTGGTGGTCATGTTATACCATATTGGACATCTTTATCAAAATATGCTATGATAGGCGAGGCACCAGGTAGAGAAGAAGTTGAAAATAATGAGCCGTTTGTAGGTAAGACAGGTAGAATGTTATGGGATATAATGTTAGAATATGGTTTTAGAAAAGAAGAGTTTTTGATAATCAACAGTGTTCAGTGTAGACCCACAGATGGTGTTAGAAATTTGAAGCCGAGTATAGATCAAATTTCTTTATGTAAACAATTATGGGAAAAATATATTAAAGTTGTTAAACCATACAGGATGATATTGCTTGGAAATTTTGCACGTGGATCAATAGATAGTTCATATAGTGGTATATTAAGAAAAAATGCTCGGTCATATTATTCCAATAAATATGATATGTATTATTTAACTAGTATTCACCCAAGTTATTGTATATATAATAAAAGTGGTTATGATTTACTAAGAGAATCTATAAAAGAATTTAGATATTTAGGAACAGAAGAAGAATAAAGGGGGTAGTTAAAATTTTTAAGAATGTTTATTATAATACTCGTCAATCGACAGTACATATATGGGAACAAGTAAACGGCAAAGATTTATATGATAAATTTCAATGGGTTCCATATGTTTTTATAAAATCTATTGGAGATAGAGCAAATGCAAAAACAATAGACAATATACCAGTTATGAAAAAAGATTTTCATACTTATCATGATTATTATAACTTTCAATCAAATAATACTTGTTATGAAAATAAAGTCAGACCAGAAATCCAGTTTTTAACTGAACGATATTATGATATACCAGATGATGAGGTAGTTGTACCAGATCTTAAAATTTATTCCATTGATATAGAAGTTCTGACTAGTAAAGGATTTCCAAATTCAAAAAAACCAATTGATCCAATTACAATTATTTCTTTTAGTGATAATATAAAGAAAAAAGTAATGTCATTTGGTATAAAAGAATATACTGGAAATAAAGAAAATGTTGAATTTATAAAATGTGAAGATGAAAAAGATTTACTAAAAAAGTTTTTTCTTTATATACATAGAAACCCCTGTGATGTTTTATCTGGATGGAACATATGGAACTTTGATTTACCCTATATAATAAATAGATCAAAAATATTATTTAAAAATAGTCCACATGTTTTAATGTCTCCAGTGAAAATTGTTAAAACATGGAAACAAAAAAATAGTGATGAGCTCAATATAGATATAGCCGGTGTTTGTATACTTGATTACTATAGTATATATAAATGGTATTCGCCAAATAAACCAGAGAATTATCAACTAGGGTATATTTCAGAAATAGAACTTGGTGTCGGTAAGTTAGATTATTCAGAATATAGTAGTCTCAATGAACTATTTAATAAAAACTGGAATAAATATGTTGAATATAATATAATAGATTGTGAAAGAGTTCGTCAACTAGAAGATAAGCTTGGATATATAAAGCTCGTACAATCACTATCATTATTAACAAAAACACCAATGAAATATTATAATGTAATGACACAATTAATTGAAGGTGCTATGTTAGTATATTTCAGAAGAAAAAATTTATGTGCTCCTATTTTTATGGGTGGAACACAAGAAACATTTGAAGCCGCTTATGTAAAAGATCCACAAAAAGGAATGCATAATTGGGTGACATCTGTTGATATCACATCTTCTTATCCATCACATATTATAGCTCTTAATATGTCTGTTGAAACATATATTGGAAGAATAATGGGCCTCAAAGAAAGTTATATTATTGAATGTGTTAAGAATAAAGAATTTATGCCATTTGATATGTTTAAAGAAAATTCTGGCATTGTGAAAATGGAAGATAAAAAACTAACTAACTTTAATAAGGTTTTAAAAAAAGGGTTGATAGCAATTGCTCCTTGTGGATCTATATTCTCTACATCAAAGATAGGTGTAATATCAGAAGTTGAAAGAGAAGTGTTCTTTAAACGTAAGGAAATAAAAACATTAATGAGAGATTTAAGAAATCAAGCATCACAAATGCATGATGGAAAAGAAAAAGAAGGAGTTTTGGAAAGAGCACAAGAACTGTTTTCATTTCAATGGGCACTTAAAATTTGGCTAAACGCTGTATTTGGTGCTACATCTGTACCATATTCGCGATACTTTAATATTAATATGTCCGAAGCTATCACAAGTTGTGGTCGCCATACAATTAAAGAAGGCGAACGTTTTATTAATGAATTATTAAACAATCCAAATAAAGAATTAGAAAATATTATACTGGAGATTGAGTAAATGAATAAAGACTTCATAATTTACGGAGACACGGATTCGTGCTATATAGGCATCGAAAACTTTATCATTAATAATATAAATGATAAAAATAAATGGTTTAATTTGGATAGTGATAAAAAAATAGAATATGTAAAAAGAATATCTAAAGAAATAGAAGATAATATAAATAAAAGAATCTTTAATGAAACACAAAAGAATGATTATAACTCACAAGTAAAAGATTTTAAAATTGGTTTTAAACAAGAGATTATTGCTAGATCAGCATTATTCATTAAAAAGAAAAAATATGCCTACTGGGTTGTTGATGATGAAGGAACACCCGCTGATAAAATTTCCGTAACTGGACTTGAAATTGTTAGATCAGATACAGCACAAGCTGTAAGACCAATGTTAAAAAAACTTTTGGAAATGATTTTAAAACAGCACCCAGATGATAAAATAAGCGAACAAATACAAGTATATAAGAAGCAACTAAAAAAACTTCATCCAGAAGATTTATCAGCTAATATAGGAATAAACAAATTAGAAAAATATTTAGGAACTGGTTTTCCAATAAAAGGAACACCTTGGCATATAAAAGGTGTTCATAATTATAGAATGCTATTAAAAGAGCTAAAACTAGAAGATAAATATGAAGATATTCATGAAGGAATGAAGGCCAGAGTTGTATATGTTAAGAAAAATGCATATAATATAGAATCAATAACATTTAATAACTGGCCAAAAGAATTTGAAAAGGTTGTTAGCTTCGATACAAATAAAATGATTGAAAAATTCTTTTTGAAGAAAATCAATACACTTCTAGAACCAATGAATAAGGAAAAACTATTAAGAGAAAATACAAAGAAAAAAATAAATCTATTTTTTTAAAAGGATGTTTAATATGTTAAAAGAAATAATAGACGAATCTAAAAGAAAAAAACTTGGTTATGAAGATTTGAAAATAAATATAAAACGAATCGCTCGATCACAAGAACAATATGATATTATAGAAGAGGTAATAGATTTTGTTTACTATTTAGGAATAGAAGATGGTGAATGTATTGGATATAAAGAATCTTTAAAAGAAAATAATGTTTCTGAAGATGAAAGAAATGATATATATGAAAATGGGTTCAGTGATGGTGTGAATGAAGGTATGAATGATGGACATTCTAATGGTTATGATGAAGGACATTCTGATGGTTATAGTGAAGGACATTCTGATGGACACGAAGAAGGTTATAGTGAGGGTTATGATAATGGTTATGAAAAAGGTTATAGTGAGGGTTATGAAGATGCTGCAAATGACTAAGAAACATTGCTTGCAAAAGTAGTTGCTACTTCTTTTGCATGCGCCATATTTTTGATTGTAAAATCTTTTTCATACTTGCCATTATCAAAATCTGTATTTCCATTTGGTAGTTTAGGATATTCAACCTTCTTGCCTAAATGATCATCACCCTTTACCTCATCACCTGCTTTAAAACCACTCACAGCACGATGTGACCATCCATAATATTTTCCATCAGCCTCAGAATATCCTATTGAATTAGCACTATGATCTTGTTTTGTTTTTTCACCTTTTATTAGTAACCAATCTTGAAATCTGACCTTGTTTTTGCCTGTAGAATATTTTGGTATATTTTTGAATGTTCTATCTTCTGGTTTTACTTCTGTTGTATGAAATTTTGTTTTCTTTGATGTTTTCATCCTATTAGTTTTAGGATTCATCTTCTTAGATTTTTCTTTATTTATCATTGGAACTGTATAAACATTATCTGCAAATTCTTTAAATTTTGGCATTTTATCCCCTCACATTTTTATTTTTAAAACCCAGATCTTCTAGTAAGCTTTCCAAAATCTGGTGTAAGATTATTAATTTGATCTTCAAAAGATTCTAATTCTCCATAAATAAGCATCATTTTTTTCTCAATAAATCTATCAATATCGTGAACATGATTACGATTTCTATCAGTATGTACACCAGCATCAATGGTATATATAAGTTTTTTTAGTTCATTTACATTTTTTTTCAATTTTTTGTCTATTTTTACTAGCTTACTTGTATATTTTCCTGGTTTTGCCGAACCACCTGGATTTCTTTCAATTAAATATTTTTCTATAGTTTCCATCGTTTCTCCATATACTTATCTATTCTATTTAATATAACACTATCATCTAACTCATCTTCTGCTGATTCTTCTTCTTCATCACCTAGTGGTTCATCTGGAATTTCTTTTTTCATTTTTCTTAAATCAGCCTTTCTTTCAGCATCTGGAACACTTCTTTTTACATGACCCCATAAACCAGGCAATCTATCTTCCATACTATCTAATGTAGATGAATAATTCCTTGGATCTTCCATACCTATAGAACTTTCAAACTCATCCCAATACCAATTACTTAAATCTGTTTTATATTGAGTTTTAAAATTTGTAAGTTTATTGAAATAGTCATTAGTTTTCTTATACTTCTCACCATAAACAATATTTCCAGGTGGGTTATCATCATCACCAGCAATGCCAGTAGACCCATCATCTGGATAATTACCAACTACTATTGCTTCATATAATCTTTCTAGTAAATCTTTCATATTATATCTTTATA